CTCTTTGACTTCAGACGTGTCCTTATCTTCTTTTACTTCTTCTTTGACTTCGTCTTTGACTTCCTCTTTGACTTCAGACGTGTCCTTATCTTCTTTTACTTCTTCTTTGACTTCGTCTTTTACTTCTTCTTTTTTCTCTTCTTTTACTTCGTCCTTGACTTCTTTCTTGACTTCGGATTTAGTCTCTTCTTTTACTTCTTCTTTTTTCTCTTCTTTGACTTCCTCCTTTACTTCAGCTTTAACTTCATCTTTAACGTCAGCTTCCTTAGTCTCGACTTTTTTAGCTTTTGCTTTTGCTAATTCAATCTTATCTATATCAGCTTCGTTTACTAAACCTCTTGTAACCAACTCTCTTTTAAAAGAATCTACCTTATCGGCACTTAAAGCTTCCGGATTACCAGGTACAGGAACAGCAGAATATTCAAGTAATTCCCACTTATGAACGACATAAGCACCAAAATAACCTGCTTCTTCTAATTGTTCTGCGGTAATTTTTAATTTATACTGAGCATTAATCTCTTCTCTATTAGCAGAAGTTATTTCAGTATATCCAATAGGCATAAAACCTATTGACCAAGCATGTAAGAAACCATCTTTATAAGCATTAAATACTTTTACAGCTAAAGGGTCATTTCTATTAAATTCAGTTGTTGCAACTATTTCGTCCTCTCTAATATCCAAATCAATACATCTTCCGATAGGGATTTTAGGAGTGGCCTCGTCCATATTATGAGACCATAATACAACTGCATTATTTAGAAAATGTTTCACGTCTGCACCCTGAGGTAAAACAGAAGTGTAATATCTATCTAATGACTTTGTATTAATAGTGTGGGTAATTTTAAAACCCTCTTCGTCTACTGAACGAATAGCGGTCTTTAAAAAACCTTTACATTTCTTGCCTAATTTCATTATTATTTTCCTCCCTTATCATTTTTTATCAATTATTACGTATCGGATTGTTTACTTAAAACAACTCTTGCTTTTACAACATCTCCTTGACGAGAAGTAACGGTATATTGAACAACTACACAATTAGTGTAAGTTGCCGCTGGTATTCCACCACCTCGATATCCTGCTAAAAGTGCTACCGTAACAGCAGTTCCATTTTGTGCTATAGTTTCAATAGCGTAAACGCTATCAGCTTTATACTCCGCACAATCTACCGTAATTGTTAGTTCACTATTTCCGTGAGCAACAAAAATCGGATACTGTCTGTCGGCCGCAAAATGCTTGATAGGATTAAAATCATAATCAACTTCGATTCCCTCACAACTGGCAACCTCGTGTTCATCCACGCCGCTACCGATGGTGATTCGTCCAACATTTGCTTTTAAATCAGCCATAATTAATTCCTCCTCTTTCTATTATTAAATACAGATAACTCGTTATAGAAAACACTATTAAATAGTTAAATCTAATAATTTCTCTCTTAAAACAACTTAAATTATTGTGCTTAACTCGTAGGTATAATCTTAGTATCTACTGCGTTCTTTGCATACGTTTTTAGAACACGACTAAAACCACAAGAGCAAATTTCTTTTCTATCGCCTTTAGTTAAAATAGCGAGTAACTTTTTACCACATTTAGGACAACCATTTCTTTTGCCTGCACCTGCTGATATTTTAAATTCCATTATTAGTTCACTTTCTTTTTATTTTTAACAATAAACATTCTATCACGTTCTTCGATGTGACCTTCGATTTTAGAAATTCTATTTCCTAATTTATTAGTTGCATTTTTATCCTTCTCTAATTCTACTCTAACATCTTTAACACTATCGCATAAACCATCAAGTTTCATATCTATATGTTTTAAATGATTTGTAAAAAGTTTCCAACCAAAAAAGCAAATAATACATAACTGTGCTATGCCGACTCCAAAAGCTCCGTAATCTTTTATTAACAAATAAATAAGTTTGAACATAATTATTTAACCTCTTTTCTTAACCGTTTACAGTTGGTGGTATATATAAATATCTCATACCCAGCTCTACTTCTGAAACATCATCTTCATAATCATCATCATATTCGGATTTTAACATACCGCCTTTTTCTATAAAAACAGGCATTTCTCTTAAATCAGAAGCTTGAAATAAAAGTCTAGCTCTAGCAGAAGCAACGATTGTATTAAATCTTTTATAAGCAGTAGTTTTGGTATACATAGTAAAACTCGAATTTGAACCGGGGGTTTCATTGAGAGCAAATCTACAATTTATAAGGTAGACATCTTGAACGGAAAATATAGCAAAATTCAAATTGTTATATAGTCCTACTTTTGTGAGTTCTGTTGCTTCATCTGCGGCCTCAAAAGCAAACCCATTAGTATAACAAGAGACACCTGCGCCACAACTATCACTACCATAAAGACTAAAATTAGTATCTACATAATTAATAGTGATAGCATAATAATGGTCTACATTAAGTAACTCATTTCCAGTAACATCTATGGCAGCACCCGCTACAAAATCTTTAAGTGCATAAACTCTAAGTCCACCTAATAATTCAACTGATATTTCCGACACTTGAACACCAGTAATTCCTAAATCGCCTAAATTTTCGTATTGTGTGCCATCGTCTATAGAATTTGCTGTGGTTGGTAATGTTATTCCCATATCCCAAAGTTTTACATTAACTGAACCGGGCGGAGCAATAGCAACCATGTGGTCTATATAAACAGCCTTTCCGGCTTCGCTGTTTTCTACCCTAAACCCTATTTTAGTAATCGCTGTTAAATCTGTTATACCTGCTTGGTCATCAGTTAAAGCGTTCATATTTATTGTTAAGTCATACCAAATTTCTTTCTTAATAGCTAAAAGTGGTATACTTGCCGTATTTGTTCCATCACCTACAAAAAATCTTAATTTACATTTATTATATTCTTTTTCTTGATAAACGTGTACGTGTCCTGTATAATTAGTATAATTCGTTGACACTACAGTTCTAACCCATTCATCAGCAAGAGTATCCATTGGAAGTTTCATTGACTTAGTGCTTTCAGTAACTATTGTAGTTTCAAGTTCAGCAACATTAGTTACCTCTTCCCATACAGCTTGTAATTCGCCACTATCTGCGTAACTTTCAAAATTATCAAATACTGTAGTTTCAGCACTTTCCCCGGCTAAATGAATACCATTTATATTATTTTTACTTGCTTTAAATATCTGACCAACTATATTAGTTGAAGTAACTGTTGCCTGAAGTGTCTTAGAACTTTCAACTTGTTCATTCAATATTCTTGGTCTTAATCTTATTTTATTTAATGAACCTTTATGTATTAAATAATTTTCGCTATTAGCAGTCTGCTTAGTATATGAGATTGACACTCCTTTACTATTAGAAAATATATTATCATCTTGCTTTTCTTCTGTAGCAGGATTTATTACATTATCACTTGTATTTTTAACTTTTATTTCTTTAAAATAACTCATATTATATTTTCCTTAAATTATAATCCAATTTGTACCATCGGATAAAATTAGTAAATTATCCCATTGATTTAATTCTTGTGTTATTTCTCCATCTATAGTTTCTGCTGAATAAGCATCAACAGTAATTGTTCCTGAGCCTGTATTTTTTATAGAATATATTTTACCTTCTATACTAACAGCAGTAGGTAAACTAATTGTAAATGAATTAGCTGTACAATTAATTTGATAGTCCGTATCAGTTAATGTATAAGCTACAGATGTCTCAACATAATTTGCATCTATAGAAGAAACTGCTTGACTTCTAAATGTAAATCTTCCTATAATAGTATAATTTAGAATTACACTTCCTGTTTCTGCTTTAATTTTTATTTTTAAACAATCAGATAAACCTTGTAATACAACTCCTGAGAGTCCTGTTCTTTCGGCTCCCCAACCATTCTCGTCATATACTTGAACAGTTATATTACCATTTGTAGGATATATTGACCAATACTTCGTATCAAAAGTCGGAGCTATCTCAGTATAAACAGTTGTTACCGTAATTGTATTTACTAATTTTCTCATAGTTTATTTTCTCTAAACTTCGTCGTATTCTATAATATAATCCACTTCAAAATTTCCAGTATCAGCGGTTGTTAAAACCTCTAATTGAAAAACTAGCCAAGAAGTATAATCTCCAATATTTACTAAATCACCAGATAACGCAATAGAATTACCTGTTGCAGTTTTAGTTGTAAAATCAATTCGAGTTCCTTGAGAGGATTCTACAGCAATAGGAGCAACATAAGAACTTACAGCATCACTATTAACAGTCATGTTGTAACCACTTACTGGCATACCTGAATCATACCATGCTTTAAAATTATCACATTTAACATTTGGAGCTAAATCGCATCTGCATCTAATCCAAACTTCAAAAGAGTAATTTTTACCTACTGTTGGTATTCCCATGGGATAGGAAAGTTTACTTGCAGAAGCATTATCTATCGTAATTAGATTAGACGTATTTTTTGCAATTTCTTGCTCTGCACCTGCATATGTGTGTCCTGCGTTTTGAACAATAGAAATTAATGCACTCATAATTTTTCTCCTTTAAGAGCTAGGCTTATCTCCACACACATCATATCGTCCGTCAACAAATAGCCAATGTTTCTCTTCTTTGTCTGAGCTATCTTTTTTACCTACGCAATATCTGTGAATATAAGATTTCTTAATTTTTCCTTTGCTAGAAATTTTCATTCTTCTTCTAGCGAAATATATTGGTGTGTCAGATTCTTTAATATCTATTACTTTTCCGTTTAGACATTTAAAAGAAAATGGCTTAGTCATATCATATAATTTTTCTATATCGTATGCTAAACCGTTTTTGATGATAAATAAATTTTTCATTTTTGTTCTCCTGAGGATAGATACTGATTCAATTTTCGTAATAATTCTTCCCCTTCAATTAACAGACCTCTTGCTTTCGATAATTCAATTAGAGCGCCTCTGTCTTTGCTCACTAATTTTAATAAATAATTGTTTACAGTCTTTTGTCTCTGTAAATATCTTATTAGTCTCGCTTGAGTCAATTTCATAATTATTCCTTATTTAGTCTTTCATCGGTTGACATTAATTTCCCCAACTCGTTTAAAACACTAATAGCACTATCCATAAATTCAGACTTAGAAATAAATTCCTCATCTAGACCTGCTTTATTTTTCATTCTGATACCTTCCAAAGAAAATAAATCTTTTTGAAATAAAGAATAAAGTAAATTTTGATATTCTTCAGCTAGAGTATTCTTCTTTGGCATAGTAGTGCTAACCTCCTCTTATACTATTAAATACAGTTAAGTATAGAAATATAATCTTATATACAGTAAATTCTGCCGAATTTCTGTGTTTTCTAAGATTTTAAACTCGTCCTTGAAAGGTCTCGAAAATTTTAGCAAATTACAGTCTAAATCTCTATAGTGCCAATTACAGTTGCTACAGACCTTAAAACTATTGAAATTTCTGATTTTACCATAGCAAGGTCCCACTATAGTAGAGAAGTCAGAAGATTCTGTTCTGAATTCTATTGAGACGCTTAAAAACAATCCTTGATTGATTTAAGCAAACTAGCATCATACTGGTATGATTTGTCAATCTCTGTAGAGACGCAAAAATTTTGCGGCGATATTTTTCTGAAGGGGGCATGTAAACAATAACTACTGAGACGATTTTTAAAGCTCTGTAATTTCGGTAAATTTATAGCGGGGGTTTTTT